ATGAGTGCGCCTTCCTCGGAGGTTGGTGCCTGCATCCACTGCGCGTTCCATTTCGTCAAAGGAATGGAGGCCTTGACCCTCATGAGACCGTCCATGTCCCAGAAGTTCCCCCACATCGGCTTGTCGTTTATTACGGCCGGAAATTCAACAATCTCCCACTGGTCCGTCAGTTCATCCTTGCCTTGGGCCTCGAGCAATTTGCCGGTGAGGTCCTTTACGCTCCAACGCGTCATGACAAGCACGATTGCGCCGCCTGGCTGAAGCCTTTGCCTTGGGCCTGAAGTGTACCACTCGTAGTGCCCCTCTAGTACAGACGGGGAAAGAGCGTCCTGCTCACTATGTGGATCATCAATGACAAGTAAGTCAGCGCCACGGCCAGTAATAGCGCCACCGACGCCAGCAGCAAAATACTCACCACCATGATTAGACTCCCAGCGTCCCGCAGCTTTCGAATCAGCCGCAAGGGTGACGCCAGGAAATACTTTCGCATATTCATCGGATTCCAGCAGATTTTTTGTTTTTCGTCCAAAACGGATTGAGAGCTCCCCTGTGTGGGTTGTTTGTATCAGTTTCGCCTTGGGGTGTCTACCCATGAAGAACGCCGGAAAGAGGTGCGAGGCGAATTCCGACTTCGTGTGCCTTGGGGGCATGTTGACGATGAGACGCTTGAGCTCGCCGCTTGCGACACGGTCGAGCTTCTCAGCATAGACCTTGTGATGATTACCTTGAATGAAATCAGGCCAAACCATCTTAACAAAGCTTAAAAAATTAGCTTGGCCTTTTTCTTGCTTCTCGACCAATGCTTTCCTGAGAATCAACTTCAGAGTATTCGTATCCAAGCTTTCTAAGTTAGAAACGTTTTCCATTTTTTAAAAATTTTTTCCCCTTACCACCCATACCATACTTTAAACGATTTTACCAGTCTTTGACAGCCTCTAACCTTGCAAACCAAAAACTATATGGATGTTAGTTCAAAAGGGGGGGACGGCCTTTGTTAGGGAGCTGGCGACAGACTTTTGGAGTATGCGCGAGTTTCGCGAATCGTAGCGCCCGGGCGCCGCATGTAGTAGTGTTGCAAAAATACAACACAAGATCTAGTATGCCTCGCGCCACTACATATGGTATGCCTTGGATCTCGTACCACTACATACCCGGGCGCCAACTTATCCACAGGATATACACAATAACTTGCATTGTTGCAAAGATACAACAACATCAATTATTTAGATATGGTAATATAATCTTAGAAATAGAAGGAGTCTATTTATGACAAAATCAGAATTTAAGAATAGTGTTAATGGTATCTTTTCAGTTCGTTGGTTAAAGAACGATGGAAGTGAAGGGTATATTCATAGAGGTATTCTTGGACTAAATAAGAAGGTTGATGGTCAACCTAAAGAGCATAACGATTATGTCCTAGTTTATAAACTAGGTAATGGTTATGGAACTAGACGTAGATGGGGTAATGTTAACCCTAATACTGTCATTCAAATTAATGGAGTTGGAGTATGAGTTATATCACAGGAATTTGGTCAATGGGTGTTATGCTATTGACTATGCAAGTTATGATAGGCATTTACGATACTTCTAGCTTTTCAGGTAGCATAATGTTTCATTGTGCCACTTTGATTACTGGATTTATCTTTGGAATGTGCATTCAATATTGGGTGTCTAAATAATGGCAAACAATTTAACAACAATCAATAAGGTTGATGTTTCACCACTTCTTAAAGAAGTGGTGGAATATGCAAAAGACCAAAACGCAGTTGGCGATTTGGAAACACTTATTAGCAAAGTGCCAATGAAAGATAGTCTGGATTGGAAACTAATTAGTGGTGTGTTATGTAATGCTATAATCGAATGGGTTGCTGAAGACACAGACAACAGGAAGGATTTAATAAGGCATTTGCAATCTGAAGTAGGTTATTTGCTACAAAGAATGGGTTTGACCCAATAAATAGACTCCAACTAATTGGGTCGAAAAAGGGGCGTTTTTACGCCCCTTTTTTATGCCTAAAATTTGCCGTCAGCTGCCTGCGACCCCGGGACATCCACTACGAATCATCATTGATTATTAGTTTTACTGGAGATTTGGGAGTTTGGAGTTTTCCCGGGCAGCACCGGGTCAACCTGGGGTGTGGATAACCTGTGGATAACGTTTTATGTATTTTGGGAGTTTGGGAGTTTAGTGGGGCAAGAGCCGAATAACTCCGTTTATCTTGCCCCTATTGAGTGGGATATCACTAGGTAAACCGTTTTAACACTCAAATCTTTTGCTCGTGGGGAGATAGGACTAGCCGTCGCCCACTTTAGAAACTGAATGGTCGGCGTTGACCGATTGCTACATTCTATTTCTAACTCATTATACTACGAATCCAAAGAGAAATCAATAGCCAATTCAGAAACTTGTGAATAACCCTGAAGCATCTCCCGGGCGCCCGGTGCTGCCAGCTCATCATCCAAGATCAACGACCCTTGTTTATTATTTTAGGGAGTTTGGGAGTTATAAGATGAGCTTCAGGATGAAATACACTGCAATAACGATCAGTGCCAACTTGACAGGTATCAGTAATCCTAGCCAATCCATTCTTTTCCTTTCTAATTCTGCGGCCTGACATGCTGCCCGGGCCATGGAGGAAGCTGCTGGTTCCTGGATCCTGCGTTTTTCAAGGTTTTCCGGGGAGTTTCGTAGCCTCATCCTGTTATATAGTCATCTCACCTGGCGTTGTCAAGAGCCCGGGCGAAAAATATCTGGCGGATTTCCGCCGTTCTCCGTGGAGGAAAGTACCGGGCGCGCCCGGTGTGCCGCAGTCCCACGTAAAACCGCGGACTTCCGCGATTTATTACTAGGGGAGTTTGGGAGTTTCGCCTCTTCATGCTGCTGGGATCCCGGGCTTCCACGCTCCAAAAACCGCGGACTTCTGCGATTTATTACAGAGGAGTTTGGGAGTTTCCCGGGCGCGCCCTGGGCGTCGGCGAGTTATCCCGAGCTTATCCACAGAGTTATACACATAGGGGAGTTTGGGAGTTTGAGCCTAAACTCCCCTTGCGTGTCTAGTTTTCCACAGGTCTAAATATGTCTTTAAACCCTTGGGCAAATCCTTTCTCTTGCTCTTCAGCCATATCTTCAGCTCGTTTTGCATTGCGTGTCATAACAGGAACAACCCCATCATAATGATTCGCAATTCGTTTTAAAGTTTCGCCATTCTCTTCAATGGCGTCAGCAATCCTATTGAGTGCTAAATTAAGATCTTGGTCTACTACCATAGTATATCCTTTCGATTTCTAATTGCATTATACCACAAACTTATCCACAAAGCAAGAACTCATTTAATTAATTTCCGTGCGGCATGCTGCGGCCGGGATCCCGGTGACATGGTCCGGGCTTCCAGCTGCACGCAGAAAGCATAGGTATTCTGGGGAGTTTGGGGAGTTTTCCCAAGACGCATCTCCTGGACCAGGTCCGGACCCTGAACCCGGGCTCACGGATAATGGCGATTTTGTTATGTTTTTGGGGAGTTTGGGAGTTTTAAAACCCCGGGCGCTCCGGGCGCCCAGCTGCGGCTTATCCACAGGTTATCAACAAGTTTATTGTATTTAGGGAGTTTGGGAGTTTGAAACTGCTTGACACAGATCGAGGTCCTCGAGCCGCCCTTCGTACAGCCCGGGCACGAGATCCACGGTGCTTTGGCCAAGTTCCTCGGTTCTCGAACCATGAAACAGTTTGACACCCTTGTCCTTTAACCCCCCAACCAGGATGTAAACTGGCGCACCTGCGTTCGCGTGGCGCAAATTCCAGGCTCTTTGGAAGGGTGAAATGATACACTTATTGTTACAGTGTATTACTTTCAACTCAAGGGTGAAGAATCCTGTAACATTGTGAAATATTACGCAATCAGGGAATCCTGGAGTGACGTAGCTTTCAAGGCGTGAAACAATGTAGCCGTCACCATCTTTCAAGCATCTCTTTAAATTTTTCCAAAGCCTGGTTTCCGGCTTTACGGTCATACTTCGTCTTGTCTTTTACTATCTTCTGCTTGTACTGGGGTGATGTCCTTAAGTCCTTCGCTATCGGATTTGGTTTCTTCCTGAACTTCAAGAACCACTCCTGTTTTTTCTTCTTTAAATTTTCCATCCAATCCTAATTCCTTCAGTGATTTTAAAACTTCATCACGGGACATGCTATCGATACTTCCCGTTCTAATTTCTTTACGGTCAATGTACAATCCTGCAGCCTGTCCACGCAAGCGCTCAGCGTTAACAGCAGCACTAAAAGACTTTTCCACCAGTGACTTCTCGCGAAGCCTGGCCAACTCCTGTACGTGCTTTTGCAGTTTAACTTCATGTGTTTTCTCCAGTTCAGCCCTTCGCTTCAGGACAGCATCCACCACCTTCGGAAATCTCTTTCCATTCAGCAGCTCTGACGCAGTCACGTTCGCTCGTTCCTCCTTGTATCCGGCCTGCCTCGCGCATTCCGTCGGAGTCAATCGTCCTTCATTCTCCGCATATATCTTAACGAACACACGTTGCTTGTCAGTGAGTCCGTCACTCCTAATTGGGTGCTGTATGGCCCCTCCTGTCTGCCTTGTTTTTGCCACAATGGTGGCACCACTAGTGGCACCTCTCAGCCTTTCATCTACCATCGAATTCCCCGCTCTATAG